AATCTTCGCTCAAAAGTTCACAGAATTTATACAAAACGTACGAATAACTTAAGAAATTTTTACGTTCCGATGGACAATTTTTATCGAACGGTTTTTGTATATCCTTAAACATAATACGCAATCTTTCTTCAAGTTCTTGAGGCATTTTTGGGGGTGATATACCACTGAGTATATTTGTTATATACGGAACGTGTTCGTAATACTTATTGAGTTTTAGCTTTTTCAAAAGACTACGTACACGTGCGTGTGTAATTTCTTCTACGGTTTTAACCTTAATCTTTTTGAGTTCGTTACGTAATTGTTCTATAACTTCGGGAGGTATGTTCGTCGTTTCCTGTGCCTGGAACTGTGATAACCATTCATTAAAATGATTTTCACGCTTATACGAATAGTTGACTATTTTTTCAGACGTTTCCTGTTCCTCTCTATACGTTAATTCTTCACTTATAAGACTTGCTATGATTAACCCACATTCCTCACATACAAGATCACTCGTATCTGTGAAATGGTATACCGTACTATCTACACAATTCGGACAAGTCTCTGATTTTTTCTGTATAGGTCGATCAACGGATGCTTTTTCAACTTCCGCTAAGTAATCTATAAATATATCCTTTCTTTGTAAACCCGACGTTTCTTTACAATTAAACACGTTATCAGTATTTACTTCCTTTTCCAATTCATCGGTATACTGTTTCATATAAGGCATACAATTGATTATATATTCAGACATTTGAGATTCGTACTCATTTTTATTATCCGGATCTTTTTCTATAGATTCTTTCCACGAATTTATCTTGTTGTTATATCTGCTTAAAAAATTACCTTCCATATAATAACTAAATAATATGATTATTAATTTTTTAACTAACGTTATAATTTGGGTATATGATAGTATAAAATCCGTAACTTCTAGACCAGATTATAAAATTATTGATGAATCTATGGAATATTACATAGATAACGATATAACACCAGAAGAACTCGATGATTTTTGGGAAAACGAATACTGTGAATGGGATGGTATAACAGAAACGTTCTATAAAAATCTCAATAACGTAAATTATAAAAATACTATAATACCTATAAATGTTAAGAAAACAATCGTTCGTATAAAATATTGGTACAACGATAAAATGTACAAATACATGACATATGATATGGATCACGAATGGCCCCCTGTTCGAAAAAGTGGTATAGTGTTTAACATGCCAATCACGAGTGCACAATTGATTGATTCGAATGGTAAACCTGTTAAAGATCTTTTAAATAAAATAAAAAGATACTCTGGACCACGAGGTGATTTTAATAATCAAAAAATAAGAATAAGTGATTTATTGTATTACGATACAGAAACACTTACAAATGAATACCCAACAATAAAGATAAAAAGTCCTTTAGGTATGGTAAAACATGTAAATACAGTAGAAGGATATATAACAGATTTAAGTATACCTTAATTATCGTCTGAAGTTGCTTTTGTTGCTAAATAAAATTTAAGTTCACCGAGATTTGCAACGTTGTATTTTAATATCAAAAACCTATTCTGTTCTTCTTGCATGATTTGTACAGTTGAACACATACTTGTAGCTTTAGTAAATATGTTCATGTACCGAAGTGAATACGTACCACAAATTTTGGGACTCTCTTCGGTACATTGAATTTCAGTTTCTTGATTCGCAAAATCACCTGAACAGTATAATCTAAATACGTGTCCATCTCTTGTTATTTCTATATCATTCGATATGTTAAACATATCTCTACATATTCTTTGGAAATCGGCAGATGGCATGGGTGTTATCGTTGTCATGTTCATTTGAGGAACTTCTATTTGGTTTTCGTTTATATCGAGAAGTTTGAGTGCAAATTTTGTACACGTTTTCTTCACTTCACTGTGTATTTCTATATTCATAAATTCTCGACAGTCTATTGACATTTTAAGAACATCGCTATTCGATATCGATTTCAGAAGTTTAAACGTATTCGATACGTTTATACCGGCTATAATTTCATTTTCACAGACGTACTCATCGAAAAGATCGCTAGCTAAGTACATATCTACTAAAGAAGTCCTAGCGGTATCTAAAGTGACTATATACATACCGTCTGGTTTAAAATATACATTAACATCGTTCAATATATCTTTTAAAACTTCGAAAGTTGCTTTAATAGCAGACGCCTGAACTGTAACGAGTTTCATTATCAGAAAATGTATTTATTTCTTTATATTACGTTTGTTTAGATGATGAGTTGTACGCATCACTAACACTTCTATTTATTTTTTCCTCAAGTTCTGGAGTCATGGGTGGTTGTAATGCCGTACCGTAATCATCCAAACCGAATAGTTCGTTATTACCTTCACCATCTAACGTTGTCATGGAACAGTTTCCAAACCCAGCCATTTCGACTTCTTTTACGGGTAATAGTGAATTGAGCCAGTTCTTTATTTCATTACCAACAAGTAGTTTACCGTTCTTAGTTAACATGGTTGGTACCCTGCTGATTTTATTTTTATATTGAGGTGGTATACCACGTTCATTAATGTTATGATACGAAACGATAGATTTCAATTGTTCATTTTTACCGATGTAATCTATTATATCCAAACTATGATTACACTGAGGACTGTATATCAAAAGCGACATTTAAAAGTGTATACTAAAAAAATTTTTAAATAAAATCACAATTAAATATAGATGAATAAACTCATTTTAGTTATTTCAATTATCATCATTCTGTATATCATGTCCAGGACGGAACTGTACTCTCTCAATAAGAAAGAACCTTTACTTTCTGACGAAGGTATAGATACCTCAGATTATAACGAAGAAAACAACAAAATTTCTATATCAAATGACCTGATGCAGGAAATGATTTTAAAAACAAACAAGGAAGTTTCTAAAAAAACCGGTTTGTGTACTTATATAATAGAAACAACAGAAGTTAAGAAGTATACACACAAAATTAACGGAAGTGAAGTGTATAGATGTATGTTTATGGTTGTAAAACATGGTGGGTTTGATTTTGGATTTTTAGTCACGTCTGATATAAAAGTGATTAATGAAGGTCCAAGGTATGAAACAAGGGATATAACATCAGAATACGAAGAAGGTAGGCAATTTGGTGATATATTAGAGGAAACAAAACAAAGTGTGAGTGAACGTCTCGAAAGAAAAAGTGAATTATCTGAAATAGAACAAATACGTTTAAGACGAGATGAAAAGAAATTACAAGCACTCGAGCGTGATAAACAGATAAAAGTTGATGAAAAACCAGAAGTTGCTATACTGTACCTTAAAACACAACCTATACATATAAATCCACCTTCTGATATAGGCGTTTTTACAGATCCAACTAATGCTCAAGAATTTCAAGATTATACACTCGTTAGACAATCCGAATTGGATATCATAAAGAATAATAGGTTTGTTGACAAAGAGGTTTTGGATTCACAAACCATGTATGGTAATAAAAACAAACCAGTTAATGTTATGCCAGTTCCTTTAGATAGACCAATATCATCAGAACCAGGTACTATGGATACCCTTCAAAACATGAGTAATAATGACGAAATAATAATTTAACGTATTGTAATGATCAGTGTAGATGATATATCTAGAATAGCTGAAAAACGAAATCGTCTCAGGAAAGAAACGTACGTTAAACTATACGAACAGATATCTAAAAAAATACGTCAATCCGTTGAATTAGGTCATAAATACGTATTTGTACAGATACCTTCATTTGTTATGGGCTACCCACATTTCGATAGAATTAAAGCAACTCAATATTTAGTTAGACAATTACATATAGGTGGTTTCACGGTACAACATATAGGAGATTTTGAACTATGTATATCATGGCGTCCCCGTAAATTAAAAAACGATACACAGAAAAAACAAGATGAAGAAGATGACCAATTAGAAGATTTTCCAACACTTGTAAACCTAAAAAAAGCCGCTAATAAATACAGGACAAATGCGCGATAACCTCTCATAAAAAAACCCAATTAATCATAAATGGACAATCTTAATATACTCGTTGAAGCTAAACGCGAATATCTTGGCCAACTCTGTATACTCATGTGCCCAGTTATGATTGAAGTTTTTGAAGAAATGTATGAAGAAGCATATAAGTTATCTAAAGGGAGAAAAACACTTATTATGTTTCAAAAATTGTTAAAGGAAGTTCCAAATTGGAGTGATGCCCAGTCTAAGCAACACACGGATAACATTGCAAATAGATGTGCATGGTTTAATGATCTTATTGCAGCCGTTTTTGTAAGTTGTGTTAAAATTTTATCAGCGGTTCGGTTAAGTAAAGATAATAAGAAAATATCATTAAAACTTCCAACGAACGAAGTCTTTATTCAAATGTGTTATAATAAGGCCGCGGAAAATCTGTATAACGATCCTTATATATATCACGACCCACAAAACGAACATGCCAGAAACGATAAGTTATTTGAAAGATTCTCGGCGTGTATTGAAACGGCCGTAAAAGAACTTATACCCGTTCAACAAATTTTACAAACGTACATGTCTCAAACACAAGAGGGTCAAGATCTTGATTTGAATGAAGCGGAAGTTGGTGATTTTGAAGATCCAGACGTTTTGGAAGGGGGTGAAGAACCAGAAGAAGTTTCGGGTGATCCATTTAATCAAACCAGTGGAGAACAGGGGCCTATGGAACAGGAACCCATGATGGATGATCAACCACCTCTCGAAGACCCAGATACACTCGAACAACCACAAATGG